GGATGATGAAGCAGCGGGAGGACTGGCAAAAAAAGCTGCCGCAGGACGTGAGGAAGATGCTTGACGCGTTCGGCGGCGGGCTGCCTGCGTTGGAGGCGTGATATGGGATACAGCAACCGCACATGGAAATGCCCGTATTACATCCGCGACTACAAGTCCCATCTGTCCTGCGAGGGCGGGCGCATCGAGCTTCCGCCGTTTACGCTCAATGGCTACGAAAAAAAATTCTGCTGCGGCGCGTGGCACGAGTGCTCTCTTGCAGCCGCGCTGACGGCATACTACGAGGAGGCAGAAAATGACAAACAACCAGAGGCGGGAGGCAAACCGCGAGAAGATCAATCGCCTCGAAGCAGAGGCGCAGGAAAGAGAGCGCGTGATCGGTCGGCTCAAGCACCGAATCGAGACGCAGGAAAAAGTGTACCGCGAGTGCGAGAAGGAGCGCTCAAGCGCGGCTCAGGACTATGAGCTGATGTGCAAGTCCTACTGCGCGCTTGTGATCCGCATGGCGCTTGCCTACGGCGAGGACGTGATGGACGAGGAGCGCGGCAAGAGCATCGGGAAGCAGCTGCGGCTTCCCTTTGTGGAGGATCAGGGCTATCTGCTGGAGAAGTGGCAGGCCAAGGCGAGAAAGGACGAGGAGGCGCGGGAGACCGTCATCGCCGTCGGGTTGCGCGACGATCCGGACGACCACAAGACGGATTCCGAGCTTGCCGCAGAGGCGGAGGCATACAGAGCGAGAAAGGAGACGGAGGCGGAATGAGTGACGCGATCAGCAGGCAACAGCTCAAGAACGAGTTGTACGCGCTTTGGGCTGAGAACACGACAAAGGCGACGTATGACGCCGGTTACCGCGAGGGGCTGCGCCGCGCGCTGGAAGCCGTCGGCGCTGCGCCGGCGCTGAAGGTGGAGGCGGAGCATGGCGATTGACGTGACCGATATCCGGCGCCTCGGGCGTGACGCGCAGGCGCAGATCGCGGCGAAGATCGCCGTGGGAGAGGTGAAGAAGCGAACCAAGTACGGAAACCGGCAAACTACGGTGAACGGCATCAAGTTCGACAGCCAGAAGGAGGCGAGCCGCTATGTTTTCCTTCGCGCAGCGCTGCACGATGGGCGTATCCGCAACCTGAAGCTGCAACCGCAGTTTACGTTGCAGGAGAGCTACGTCACGCCGGACGGCGAGCGCGTGCAGGCGATACGCTACGTTGCTGACTTCTCGTACCAGCGACCGACGGAGCCGGACGCACAGGGGCGCGTGTACTGGCTGGACGTGGTGGAGGATGTGAAGGGTGGAAACGCCACCAAGACCGTGCAGTATAAGATCAAGAAAAAACTTTTCCGCGAGAAGTACGGCTTTGACGTGACGGAGGTGTGAGGGCTTGGACTTGAGATTTTACGCGATTCGCGTCAGGAACTTACTCCATATCTCGTTTGCGGGAGGAAAATCTCCGGATTGGGCGCGCCGCGAGCTGAAAAATCTTGGTTTTCAACTGGACAAGAGGACGATGAGCTGGCGCGGCGCACAGAACCACGATAAGGCGCTTGCCATTGCGCGTCAGGCTTGCGAGGGCGGGCACAAGAAGCGCCAGACGCCGAGACCGAACCGCAACGAAACGCTGTGTTGGTCATGCGCGAAAAGCGGCTACGGCAACGCTTCTGAATGTCCGTGGGAGCGCGAGTTTAAGCCGGTTGATGGCTGGAAGGCAATAAAAGAGACGAAACGGCAGACGTATGGAATTTACGGGAAACAGAGCGAATCCTACACGGTGATAAAATGCCCGCTGTTCCAGCTCGATCCGCGCGTAAAGGAAAAAGGCGTGTCTTTGTGACACGTCTTTTTCCTGTTTCCGTGGCGAAATCTGCGTTGGGATGTGGTAGGGTGTGGATAACGACGACGGGAGGAGGCGGCGGAAATGGCGAGACTGACCGACAAGCAGAAACGATTTGTGGCCGAATATCTGGTTGATATGAACGCTACAGCCGCCTCAATACGCGCCGGTTACAAGAATCCGGACAGCGGGCGGCAGTTGATAGCGAAAAGTCACGTTGCGGCTGCAATCGCTGAGGCGCAGAACGAGAGGAGTCGCCGCACGAATATCACGGCGGACAGGGTACTCAATGAGATCGCCAAGGTTGCTTTTGACGAGGGCGACGACGGGCAGAACAGCAGACTGCGCTATGTAAACAAGCTGCGCGCCTTGGAGCTACTAGGGAAGCATCTCGGACTGTTCGAGCGAGAGCGCCAGGGCGGAGACGACGACGGACGCGAGCAGACGGGCGTGGTGGTCATGGCGCCGGTCATGGAGCCGATGACGCCGCCGCAGGAGGATGGCGATGGGTAGAGTGGTATGGCAGCCGCAGCCTCGTCAAGCGGCACTGATGGCGCGATTTGAGGACGAAGCACTGTACGGCGGCGCTGCGGGAGGCGGAAAGTCAGATTGCGCGCTGGCGGAGGCTCTTCGGCAGGTACACATCCCGAAGTACCGCGGGCTGATCCTGCGCAAGACCTATCCGCAGCTTTCCGAGCTGATGGACAGGTCGATGGAGATCTACAAATCGGCGTTTCCGCGCGCCAAGTACAACGACCAGAAGCACGTCTGGACGTTCCCCTCCGGCGCGAAGATATACTTCGGAGCCATGCAGCACACCAAAGACCGCACGAATTATCAGGGCAAGCGGTATGACTACATTGACTTCGACGAGCTGACACAGTTCCTCTGGGACGAGTACAGCTATATGTTTTCCCGCAACCGCCCCAACTGCCCGGACACCCGCGTTTATATGCGCGCGCAGGCAAACCCCGGCGGCGTCGGGCATGGCTGGGTGAAGGAGCGGTTTATCACGGCAGCGAAGCCGATGCAGACGATCTGGGAGCAGGTCAAGATCAGATTCCCTGACGGACACGAGGAAATGCGCTGGAAGTCGCGCATTTTCGTGCCGTCCTCGGTGTTCGACAACAAGATACTGCTGGATAACGACCCGGACTATCTGACGCGCCTTGCCTCCATGCCGGAGAAGGAGAAGAACGCGCTGCTGTACGGAAATTGGGACACGTTCGCCGGTCAGGTATTTACCGAGTGGGTAAACGACAGCGACCACTACCACGACCGAATCAACACGCACGTTATCACGCCTTTCGAGATTCCGAGGGAATGGACGATCTGCTGCGGCATGGATTGGGGCTATGCCAAGCCGTTCTCGGTGGGCTGGTACGCCGTGGACGGCGACAAGCGGCTGTACCGCGTCCGCGAATACTACGGCTGCACTGGCACACCGAACGTAGGCGTGACGATGGAACCGGCGCTTGTCGCGGCGAAAATCAAGGAGATCGAGGCGACAGACCCGAACCTCAAGGGAAGGAAGATCATACACGTCGGCGATCCTGCCATTTGGGGCAGCCAGACAGGCATGAGCGTCGGAGACCAGTTCGCGCAAGGACTGGTATATTGGGAAAAGGGCGAGCACAACCGCATGGATGGGAAGATGCAGGTTCATCACCGTCTGGCGTTCGATGAACGGGGAATTCCCATGCTCTACGTTTTCTCGACTTGCCATCACTTCATTCGCACGGTTCCTAACCTCGTATACGACGAGTCAGACGTTGAGGACGTGGACACGGACGGCGAAGATCACATCTACGACGAGCTGCGCTATGTCTGCATGAGACACCAAATTAAGCCGCGCGTCAACAAGCCGCCGAAGCTGATCGTTTACGACCCGCTCTCCGACGACGAGCCGATGCGGTATGACACCTACAACTTTTACAGACTGCATTGAGGAGGCTATAACATGGCAAACACTTACAGGCTGCCGGGGGCTGACCGGATGGAAGAAATCGAGGCACTGCGCACTGCCGGCATCATGCCGCGGATTGCAGCGATTGAGACGGCGGGCGCTGCTCCGCTGGTGGGCGCGGCGCGCGACAGCGCGAGCGTGGAAGCTGCTCCGACGGCGGTGATCGGGAGAAAGGAGATCGCGCAGGCGACGGAAACGCTCAAAAAGTACAAACAGGGCAAGGCGAATTTGGAAGCCCGCATCGTTGAGGATGAGCTTTGGTGGCAACTCCGCCATTGGGAGGCTATCGGGCGCGGCAAAAAGCGCGGCGGTGTTCGCCTGCCGGACGGAACGATTGTGCCGGAGCCGCCGCAGCGCGGAGACAGGGCGCTGTCCTCGTCCGCGTGGCTGTTCAATGCGCTTGCGAGCAAACACGCGGACAGCATGGACAATTTCCCGGAGCCGGTGGCATTGCCGAGAGAGAGGAGCGACGAGGAGAGCGCGAAAACGCTGTCCAGCGTCCTGCCCGTGGTGATGGAGCAGTGCGAGTTTGAGGACACCTACAGCGATGAATGGTGGAACAAACTCAAACACGGCACGAGCTGCTATGCCGTGCTTTGGGATCCCGACAAGGAAAACGGGCTGGGCGACATCGAGATTTCCGGCGTGGATCTGCTGAAGCTGTTCTGGGAACCGGGCATTGAGAATTTGCAGGACAGCCACAACCTGTTCCTGTTGGAGCTGGTCGATACCGCCGATCTAGAACGCGAGTACCCGCAGCTCAAAGGCAAGCTCAAGGGCGGGCAGGATGTGGATATTGCCAAGTACCTGCACGACGACACCATTGATACGAGCGAGAAGTCAGTCGTGATTGACTGGTACTACAAGAAGCCGGACGAGCTGACGGG